TACGGACGCAGTTATGTTGGTGACAGAGATAAAAACTCATTTATTCAGTTTGACCCTGTAACCGGTTTGAAAATACACGGTGCTGAAATAGATGTGTCTACCGATAATTTCACGATAAAAGACCGGGATGGGAACCAAATAGCCGTATTTGGAATAGGAGAAGATGGTAAACCACGATTAAAAGCGGATAATATAAACGCTGATGAATTGTTATCAAACGGTGAAAAATGGGCATTAAAAAAAGATGGAAGCGGGTTTCTAGCTTCTAATAATATAGAATGGGATAAGGACGGATTATTGAAAATACGTGCAAATATTTCCTACCCATATATAGAAATTCCTGTATCTACGGAAGGAATTATTTTAGATTTATCTAAAGGATACAATATTCGACTTGCATATGGCGGTGGAGGAAATCTGTATGTTCAAACAGCTATATTGCCAGACCCGAGTATGTTTCCCAGTATCGAAGTTTCCATATTCGGACATTGGATAGATTCACGGTCCTCTCCGAATTACTTTGTGAAAAATTACAATAACGGAAGATTTATTTATACGCATTTTATGGCTGGTGAATCACCAATTTATAATAAAGTAGATATATCAGGAGCGGAACTACGTGTCAAATCAATGGAATATAGTGAAGGTAATTATATTTGGTACGTAACTAATTTCAATGAAATCGGTGAAGAGCATTTTTCATGGGATGAATAATTAAATAAGTATATTATGGCAGAAGAAACTAAAACATTAAGGCATACAGCCGAAGAGATAGACGATGCTATCGACAAGCTACCTGCTGCGGGTAATGCGGCAGGAATTTACAAATCTTCCCTGTCTTTCAGTTCCATCGTAAATGACGGTAACGTAACCCAAGACCACCTAACCGAAATAAACGCTATTTACGAAGCATGGAAATCCGGTAGAATGGTATATGTCCTGGACGAAAAAGGTGGGTATTACAATTTGGGAGTGCTAAACATGCAATTGGCAGAAGATAATTCAAAGTGCTCATTCGTGGCATTAAACCAAGATGGCGTATTATGCTATTATTCCTGCAACCCGTCTTCCGGTGTTACGGGTAAATGGTCTGTTACTCCTATTGGGAAGGATTTATTCGCACTGATTGAGCATACTCATAAAGCAAGTGATGTAACAGAGGAGAAAAACAAGCGTTTCGTGACTGATGAGGAAAAGGATGAACTAAGCACTCTAAGTACTACATACGCTAAAGCCGATTTATCGAATGCCATGACTGTATCACTCGGTCAGAACGGTTATGCTAAGTTTAATAACGGTCTGCTGATACAATGGGGATATTTTAGCGCTGGTGCTTCAAATAATCAGTCTATCAATTTCCCAGTATCTTTCAAATCCTGTTTTTCCCTAACTTTTTCTAGTTCTACGGATAATACGGATAATTCTATATGGTCTGTGAATTATGCAGCTATATATGCTTCATATTTTACGGTTTATAGAAGATACGCAAACGCGGGAAGTGTATCCCCTTCTTCGCAGTCATTCAGATGGATAGCAATAGGAAGTTGGAAATAATTAATGATAAAAGGTTATGGCGGTAAATAAAAAAATGTATTGGAAAAGCGGATTTTTTGATTATCCGATTAAGGATTGTGTAGAAATAAGTGTCGAATATTGGCAAGAATTATTAGACGGCCAATCATCCGGTAAAGAGATTAAAGAGAATGCCGACGGGTATCCTATACTGGTCGAGCATGAACATACGATTGACGAACTGAAAGAGATGAAGATAGCGGAAATCAACGCCTATGACAAGTCGGATGCCGTCAACTCATTCACGCTTGCCGGAAAACAGATATGGTTAGACAAAGACACCCGTGTCGGGTTGGTCAACTCAATCGGTATCGAGAAAGAATCCGGTCGGATGAATACCACGCTTTGGTACAATGCCGAGAAGTACGTTATTCCTGTTGATACAGCCCTGCAAATGCTCAACCGGCTTGAATTGTACGCCCTTGACTGCTACAATGTGACGCAATCCCATATAGCGGCTGTGAAAGGTTTGTCTGATGCCGGACAAGTGGAAGCCTACAATTACAAAACCGGATACCCGGAACAGCTCAATTTTGTATTATAAACTCAAAAACAGATAAAGCTATGATTCTATTAGTATTGTTTTCATTCATTCTCATCGCAGGCTATGTCTTTGCGATGATTAAGAAAGGGAAAGAAATCCCTTATTCAATCAGTGCCACCTACTATGCGCTGACACACAAATTCTGGTTCGCTCTGTGCATGATTGGCTCCGGTGTTCTGCTTCTTCCGGCAGCTTTGGAATCAAGTACGGAGAACAGCCTGTTTCTTGTATTCCTTTCGGTTGTCGGTATGGTTGTGCTCGGTGTGTCTCCCAATTTCAAGGGAAGCGAGAAGACAGCCCATTGTATCGGTGCCGCCATGTCCTTAATCTTCTCCCAGATATGGGTAGGCTGTAACAGTTGGTACTGGCTTCTGTTATGGTTGGGATTCATTATTTACATGGTTGTCTCCATGAAGAAGCATTGGACGGGTAACTTCATCTCCGATTTTATAAAGAGAAAGCCGATGTTCTGGATTGAGGTAATTTCATTGTTTACCGTTTATCTTACTTGTCTATGGTAAAGGGTCAGTTAACTCGTACAATCAGCTCATCTGTATTTTTCGGTGAGTTGTACGCTCTGATGTGGGATATGAGATGGCTCATGCTCTTTATCTTAATCCTTATAATCGTGGATATGTGGTACGGAGTAAGCAAGTCCATCAAGCGTGGCGAAGAGTTCCGGAAGAGCCGTTGCGTCAAACGCTTCCTGCTTAAATGCGGTGATTATATCTGCCTGCTGATACTTGGTGCCGTTCTTGGCAAGGCTATCGGTGAGCCTTTGGGAGTTTCCGCATTGGTTGTTTCTGTGATAGTTGTCCTTATCGGTTGTCTGGCGGAGCTTGAAAGCATTAAATCCAACTATTGTGAGACAAAGGGAATCCATAAGGATATCAATGTGTTCAAACTGCTGCTTGTATTGGTCGGCTTCAAGAGCAGGGAGTTGGAGAAAGCGATTGAGGAATCTATAACGGATAAGAAGAAGGATGAGCTGGATAAATGAAAGTAACCGTATCAAGCATCTGCTCTACGCCATCCCGGCAGGTGCACTGTTAACCATCCTGTTTGCGGCAGGACTGGCTGTCGGCATGGAGTTCAAGGACCGTGCATACGGCAACGAATGGGATTGGCTCGATATTGCCGCCACGCTGATAGGCGGTTTTATCGGACAAGCGATTCAAATCGGAGTATTAACATTGATATTATAGGAGGGAATAAATATGAGTTTACCAAGAGGACTAAGAAACAATAATCCGGGCAACATCCGCATCACAAAGGACAAATGGCAGGGATTGAGAGAAAAGCAGGAAGACAAGTCGTTCTTCCAGTTTACGGAAATGAGATGGGGCTACCGTGCCCTTATCCGCACTTTGCAGAACTACCGTAAGAGACACGGCTGTCAGACGGTGGCAGATTTTATCCACCGGTGGGCACCGGAAAACGAGAATAATACAGCCGGATATATCAGCCGTGTATGCAGCGAAATGCAAGTCCCTAACACATACGTCCCGGACATCAACGACAAAGCGACCATGTGTGCTTTCGCTGCCGCTATCTCACGTGTAGAGAACGGTATCCCGGCTGTCATGGCAGACATAGAAGCCGGATGGGAATTGTTATAAATTAAAAAAGGAGGAACAATCATGGCAACAATAAATTTGGAGTTCAAAAAGAATAGCAGCGTATGGTATGCGGAATTTCAGGTAAATTCTGATTTCAATATCCATTTGGAACGTGACAACTACGGTCGGGTGAATATCCTTCAACGGACGACAAGTGAAGGGAATTTTGAACCTGTGGTTTTGCCCGGAAGTCTTGCGTACAATGCAGGGACAACCATAGACTGCGACTTCTCGGCTTTGGTCTATCCAAAGACAATTCGTGTCGAAAGCGAAAGTGAAGTATTAAGTGGAACAGTAACCGAATCCGGCAATGAAGCTTAACAAGTTACCATTAAATGTAATAGGGTTGAATCGGGTTGGTTTGAATCAGATCGGTTCACCTTCCCACCGGGCTAATACTTCCGCCCGTCCTTACATCGACCCGGAAGTATTGGCTTCTTTGGTTGCCGTCTGTATCTGTGACGGCAAGAGCAATAACGACCCTGACAGGGCTGTAATCAAGAACTTGGTTGACCCGGACAATCCGTTTGTGATTAGCAATGCAGCTTTCAAGCTTAATAGCGGGTATGGGAAATATGAAGAGGATTTTACTGACACTACAAGATGGGAAGTAGTTAGTGGTGTAAATAAAAAGCCATACGAATTACAGGTTACTACTGCTTGGAATCCGAAAATTGATTGGATAGCTTTGATAAAAGGAAGCGGTGATTTGAAAAGCGTGTCATTAAATGTAAGTGGCATACCAAATGAAGGAACATTGTTTTTCTATTATGGGACTGACTCTATTCAGTTGTATAACGGGAATAATAAGGTAACTTTAAGTGGGGCAATACCGCAAACTACTTCCGGATATAGAATTATAAAAGGGAGAGATTTAGATTGGT